CGCACTGCGCTGTCCCGTTCTCTGAGGGGGGGCGCCCCCCCGCTGGGGGGGGGGCCGTCTCACTATTTGGACCTCAGAGGTCCAGGTCGTCGATGTCCAGCGCGTCCACGTCGAGCTCGACGGCGTCCTCCTCGACCGGGGCCGGCTTGGCCGGAGCCTCGACCGGATCGGCGGTCTCGTCGGCCATCGGGTCGTCCTCAGGCTCGGCCTTGGCCGGCTTGGTGGCGCGAAGGTACTCGCGCACCTCGCTCTTCACGCGGCCGTTGTAAGGCTCGCCGTCCTCTACAACGATGTCCACCGGGCGGCCGATCAGGCTCCTCGGGTTCAGGGCGATCTTCTTCTTGGCGATCTTGACTCCGAGGGCCTGGAGGAAGGCGGCAGAGCGGAACATGGCCTTCTCCGTCTGGGGGAGGCGGTCGATGATCTGCTGCCCGGCGTGAGGGCCTTCGGCGATCTCCAGGTAGACGACGAACATCGCGTTGCCGGCCTTGGAGGTCGTCTCCTCGAAGTCGGAGACCTCGGCGTGGTAGGTACCGGGAGCGACGTGGGCGGTGGAGGTGTCCTTGTAGTTGGTGAAGTCGAAGGTCAGGGCCATGGTGATTTCTCCTGTGAGGTTGGGTTACTGGGTGATCAGTTGTCGGACTTGGCCGACTTGTCGGCGGCGGGCTTGCGCTCCGGGACTCCGCCCACTCCGAGGAAGCGTGAGAGCTTCTCCAGAGTCACGGGGTGGTCGCGTCCAAGGACGGACGGGACCTTCCCGCGAAGGTTGTAGGGGATACGGGCCTTGGTCCCGTACTCCGGGTCGGTGCCGAAGCGGACGATGTGCTTCAGCGAGGGGCCGTCGTCGCGGCCGGTGTTGTCGAGGTCCTCCTCGACGTCGGCGTAGATGATGTAGTTGGGGGTGGCTCGGATGATCGACTGGGCGCCGCGCTGTACGTCCGGTGAGCGGCGCACGCCGCCGTTGATCTCGTCCTCGACCATCTTGACCTGAGCGGTCATTACGACATGCATCGGCTCCTTGCGGTTGCCGTCGGCCAGCCCGTACCAGAACACGGCCGTGTCGGTCATGATGTCGAGGGCCTGCCCCCATGTTCGCTGATCGGCCGGGGCGGTTCCCTGCTTGATCTCGCGAACCGCGGTCTCCGAGAAGCCGGTGAGGTAACGCATAGTCATTTTCTGGAGGGCGGTGAGGCTGTCGAGGATGACGGCCTTGTAGCCGTGGCCCCCCTTGTCCAGGCTCCAAAAGATGTCGTCCAGAGCGGTGACGCTCTCAGGGCGAACCACATCGATGTTCTTGGCATAGGGGGCGTTCTTGAAGGACTGGGTCCCCTTCTCGCCTGGTAGGTCGATGAACAGGGTCTTGCCCATCGTGGCAACCGTTGAGGCGAGGGACGACTTGCCCGCACCCTGCGCCCCGAGGATCAGCCACCGACCGTAGTCGGCTGCCTCCTCGTTCACGTCAACGATGTTGACGCCGGCGAAACTGGCCATTGAATTTCCTTCCGCTGTTTGGGTGGTGACTTAACTGTAGGCGTATGACGGCGGGCATTGCAAGCCCGGAAGGCTACCTTCCGCTGTGAGACGGGTCACGGTAGCGGAGGCCGTACTCCTCCGGCGCGTACTCGCCGCCCGGCCCGCCGACCATCTGCGCGCGGCAGAGATCGGCGAACTCACAGAACTGGCACGCCGCCTTCCCGAAGTTGCGGGGCGCCTCGCCCCGGCGGTCGGCACGGACCCGCGTCCGGGAGATGTCCGAGCACGTGTCGGCCGCGGCCTGGAGGTGGGAGCGGACGAGGTGTGGGCTGACCGGCGTCAAGTGGCGGGAGAACCACTGAGAGACGGACTGGGGCGAGGTCAGGCGCTCTATCTCGGCCTCCTCGGCCGTGTAGGTGCCTGCGGCGCTGCCGTCCTTCTTCATCCCCTCGAAGGGGACTCCGTCGGAGCACCACTCCAGATAGGTCCGCAGGTCGTAGTCCTTGACCGACGCGGAGAGCTTGCCAGCCTTCGTGATCTTGGGGGTCTTCGGAGCCTTGGACCGGACGCGGTCGAAGGCGACGGCGCGGGGCGACGGCACTCCCCACTCGCGGCAGTCGGGGGACAGGCCCCACGCGTAGAGCTGGACCTGGCTGTCCATCATCTCGTCCAGGCTCGTGACCTGGCCGAGGGTGCCGGACGTCTTGCAGTCCCGCACCACGACGATGCCGCGCTTGCGGTCCTGGTAGACCTCGTCGGCGTAGCCCCAGAGCGTGACCCCGGTGCCGGGGACCTCGCGCTCCCAGCGCTGCTCGACGGCGAGGACGGACTCGTTCTCCGACTCCTCGGCCCAGCGATCCCGCCACTCGGCGTAGACGTGGGAGAGGCGCTGCGGGAGAGGCTGGCCGAGCCAGTCGATCCAGGCCTCCCGAGCGTCCTCCCCGAGCCGGTCCCAGTAGTCCACGGCGGCGGCCATGACGTCCGAGGGGGAGGCGTCCCACGGGAAGGTCGGGCCGGTGTCTGTGGTCTGAATCTCCTCGGGGTGAGCCTTCAGGGTGCCCTCGGCCACGCCCTTCGTGATCCGGTCCAGGGCGCGGACGGCGTGGAACCACGAACCGAAGTCGAGCGCTGGCGAGACCTCCGACCGAGAGCGGCGCAGCCCGTCGATGTATCGGTACTTCCACGCCTGAGGGCAGCGGCGGTGGAGGGTGAGTGAGGAGTAGGTGGCCTTCTCGGCCGTGATGACGTCCTCCTCGGGACGCTGGGCGGGGATCATGGTTATTGCTACCTCCTATCGTCGTAGATGTGACTCATAAGGGACTTCTCTAGGTCCGTTCGGTCCTGGTAGGCCCGGAACACTAGGTCGTCCACAGTGTTATGTGCAAGCGCGTACCAGAACGTGGTCGCGCTCTTCTGGCCGAGCCGGTTGAGGCGGTCTCGGGCCTGAACGATGTCGTCTCTCTGCCAGGGAAGCGAGGCGAAGATCGCGTTCCTCGCGGTGACCAGCTCGTTAACGGCGACGGACAGCGTCTTGATCTGGGCGACGATGACGAGCCGGGCCGGGTCGTCGGACCCGAAGCGCTGCCGCATCTTCAGCCGGTCCTCAGGCTTGGTGGAGCCGTCGATCCGCAGAACCGTGGTCCTCTTGTCGGCAATCTCCTCCTCCAGGGCTGCGAGCTCGCGGGTGAAGGTCCCGAACACGACGATGCGCTGCTCGTCCTCTAGCGTGTCGCGAATGAGGGAGGCGATGGTCTTCGCCTTGGACCTCCCGATCTCGCGAACCTCTCCCTCATCGTCGGGGAGGTGACCGGCCGTAATCTGGCGCAGGCGGGTCATGCGGACCAGCCGGCTGGCCGCCGTAGCCGCGTCCCCTCCACCCCTGCCGGAGTCCTCGTGCATGTCGTCCTCCTCACGGAACTCGACCTGGAGCTTCGTGCGCATGTCCTCGTAGGCCTTGAGCTCCTTCGGGCTCAGCGCGACGGGGAGAACAGTATCGACGGCGTCCGGCAGGTCCAGGCACTCATCCTTGATGGCGACCGACGAGCGCTCGCCCATGATCTCCTCCAGACGGTCCAGGTTCTTGAAGCCGACGACCTCGTGCCCCATGTACCCGCCCATCTCGGCGTAGTCCTCCTTGAAGGCCTTGAACGTCGCTGGCTTCCTCTCCCCGTTGGGCTGCACCCGCCCGAAGGCCTTGGGGTCGAGGAACCGCCACTGCCCGTAGACGTCGAGCGGTGAGTGCGGGATGACCGTCCCGGTCAGGCCGATCCGGCGCTCAACCCGTGAGCCGATCCGTCCCGCCAGTCGAGACGCGTTGGACGAGACCGATTTGATCTTGTGCATCTCGTCGATCACTACGAGGTCCGGGTCGAAGTCGGTGACGGCGCTCAGCACGACGTCGGCCATCGTCTTGGACCCTACCTGCCGACGCTGAGACAGCGTGTCCAGGTTGATCGCCTCAATCACTAGGCGCGGCTTGCCGTCGCCCAGGACGTCCGGTCCGGCCTTGGCCGCTATCTTCCGATCCAGGTCGACGCCGTCTCGCCGGGCGGCTAGCGCCCAGGAGCGGTTCGCGTGCAGTGCGCGGACACTGTCCCCAGCGCCTCGCCCTCGACCTCCGGTTGGTTTGGCGATCTCCTTGCCGCCGCGGGAGCGGAGGGCCTCGACGCGCTGCATGACCGACCCCCCAAGGGCCTCGGCCCAGACGTTGACCTGCGGACTGACCCACTTCGGTGCCTGGAGAGCCCACTGATCGACGGCGGCTAGCGGTCCGATCACGAGGACGCGGGCCTCGCGGCGTGGCGAGGACAGGGCCAGCAGGGAGCAGTAGTCCAGCGTGACCGCTGTCTTCCCGGTGCCCGGCTCCATGAGGAGGGCTCCTACCCCGTTGCAGGCGATGAGCTTGGCCAGGCCGCGTTTCTGATGGGCGAAGCGTGGAGGCCCTCCGAACTCGAACTTAGGCACTGGGGGATCCTTCCAGGTGACGAGCCGCCGCCTTCTCGGCCTCTGCGAGGATTCGGGCTTGGCGAAGGTCCTCCGGGAGGCCCCGCAGGACCTTCCGCCGGTCGTAGATGTCGGTTAGGTACCGGACGTACTCGCCCACGAGCTCGGCCCTGGTCAGGCTGTGCCCGGCCCGCCGTCCGGGGACGTAGGAGATGGGCTTCTTTCCCTTGACGGCGAGGATGTCGACGTCCTTGACGTCACCTCCGGGGAACTCCCTAACGCGACGCATGATCTCCTCGGCGCTCACGATTCCGTTGCGGCTCACTTCGTCCTCCCCCTATAGGTCTTGATGATGGATGTTATAGCTATCAGAAGAGTCCTCACAGGACCGCCCCCTCCGGGATCGGGACGAAGGCGCCTTCGCGGATCGAGAGGGTCAGAGAGCGGCCGTCCCGGCGGCCGGCCCTGATCGACTTGATTCCGTAGCGGACTATCTGAGAGAACTCGAAGAGGATCCAGATCCCTGCGATGATGTCTAGGAAGCGGTCCGCCGGGTCCAGGTCTAGAAGGTGTAAGAGCGCGCTCACGGCGGCGACTCCCAGTGCCCAGTAGGCGTGGCTCAGGGCTCTGTTGGCGTAGACGGCGTTGGTGTGGGTCAGGGTATAGGTTCCGGGCTTGGGGCTCATTGGACTTCCTTATGGGTAGGTCAGGCAGCGGCGCCGCAGTCGCAGTACTGCTCCGGCTTCTCGCAGGACGGGCAGTACCGGTCACCGGTCCACGGGTCCTCCAGGACCCCGGTCAGACTGTACTCACGGTAGGCGCGGGCGAGGGCCTTCTCGTCGGTCACGTACATCTCGTTCCGGTACGCCTCCCACTGAGCCCAGCGCTTACGCTGCGCCCGCATAGATCCTTTGCGTGCCATTGCAGTTCTCCTTTCCGCCTAAGCGGTCGTTCTTTCGATGCCACAAGACTACGCAGCGCGCTGTGCCGGGGAGAAAATCCCTGGAAAGGGTCCCCCCCTGTGTTGCGCGTCCGGGGGGTAGATTCCGTTGAGATTGGCCTTATTTACTGGCTAGAGGCCTCGGTAGTGCGCCCCAATGGCGGGTACAGTTCTGAGTTCCCCGTCGACGTAGGCATTTGCCGACGTCTGCCAAAGGCGCCATCCTCTCTCCGACATCATGGCGAACGCGTCGAATATCTCCTCGAAGCGCTTCAGACCGAAAGACGCTATGACGGAGTCCTCTACGGCGTACTGCCGAAGCAGCGTCTCGATCGCCCGCCAGTCATTCAGTCCCCGTACACGGTATCCGTGGTCGAACAGGGGACGGTTCCAGCCCATCTCCATCGCCCTCTCGAACGCCTCCTCGGGCGTCAGCAGGGGCAGCTTGTCGAAGTCACGCATCTCAGCCCTCACCTCCGGTCTCGTCGTTGCTCTCGTCCAGGTCCCGCTCCTCAGGACCGTCCTCGCCGACGGCGATCAGCGTGTACTCCCTACCGCCGCGGCCTCCGGCAGCCATGATCCACCCTCGGGAGATCAGCCGGTCCAGGGCCGCCTTGGTCCGCTCCCTGGGGAGGTCTGAATCGACGATGTCGAACAGGTCCCGCGAGTTGAGCCGGATGCCGATCTCTCCGCGGAACGCCCCGATGACCGTGTCCTCGTCGTCCTGACGCTGGGCGATCTTCTCCATCATCTTGGACATGTCCGTGAAGTCGAGCTCGACCCGCCGCTCGGCGTCGTTCACGTCCTCCCCGTCGGCGTTCAGCGTGCCGCCTCCTCCGGAGGGAGTACGTCGCGGAGGAGTGATGACGAGGGCCGAGCGTCCCTCAGTCCTGCTGTCGAGCGTGACCACTCCGGCCACCTGAGCCTTGCCGCGCCCGCCCGTCTTCTGGGAGTGGGCGCGGACCTGGCCGGGCCGGTCCTTCAGGACGACCAGCTCCATCTCACCGACGTCGCCGGGCATGGGCTGCTTGATCGGCCAGACCTGGAGCAGGGTCCCCTGCACCATGGCGACCTTGTGCTGCGAGCCGATAGGCATAGAGCCCTTCTCAGCGCTCTTGGCCTGGTGGTCGATGATGATGACGGTCGAGCGACCGTTGCGGGTGAGGCGCTTCAGCCACGACGTGATGACGTCCGTGCTCACGGCGTCGTTCGCGTCCAGGCCGTGCAGGCCGTAGAGGGCGGTCATACCGTCGGCCACGATGATGTCCGGATCGAGGGACTGGAGGGCCATGTCGAACTGGTCCTGGGCGAACTCCCCGGACTTCGTCGGCTGGTCCTTGCCCCACTTGTTGCGCTGCATGTCGGCCAGGGGGCCCTCGGGGCGGATGTAGGAGAACTGTGCCCGAAGGTCGTCGTCCACTGCGCCCAGCAGGCGCAGTCGGTTGAGGGTCTGGACCGGCTCGTCCTCGAAGTCGAGGTACAGGGCGCGGCCGCCGGCCTCGATCTCCTGCAGGCAGATCGCCATGGCGATCCAGGACTTGGCAGACTCCGAGGAGCCGAAGAGCATGTTCACGCGGCCTCGGTACATGAGGCAGGCGCCGTCGTTACGGCGGCAGACCTCCGGGTCCGGCACGGTGAGCTTCCCGGTCAGGTAGGGCTCCAGGTCCACCGGGCTCCAGGACGAGGGGCGGGCGTCCAGCGGGTCGCGGTCCCCGTCCTCCTCGATCTCCTCGGCGGCGATCTCGCCGGACTCCGGGACCTTCACGCCAGCCTCCTCGCTGGGATCGGCGCCTACGGCAGGCCCTAGGTCGCCCAGGGACCGAGGCTCCGAGGAGTCCTCGGCCTCGACGAATGCGGGGTCGGGAGCCGAGTCGTCCAGCTCGATCGTCAGGCCGTCCCACTGACGCGCCCACGGCGGCTGCCAGCCCGGCACGTCGCCGGCCACGTCCGGCACGAAGCCGGCCACGGCCTCGGCGTCGCGCACCAGGCGCTCGACGATCTGCACGCTCTCCTCACCGATGTACTCGGCCAGTCGGGTGAAGCCGGTGGCCTCCCCGCCCTCACGAAGGCGGCGCTTGGTGGTGTAGATCGCCTCGCGCTCCCGCTGCTCGGCGCCGTCCTCGTCGTGGGTGGCGAGGGCCAGTGTGCGGATGACGAGGCCCGCGTTCCGCTCCCAGAACGGGTGCACGGTCTGCGAGTCTCCGTAGCGAAGCAGGCCTCCGGCGAGGGCGACATAGGCGTCGTGGCGCTGTCCCGGGCCGGGCCATGAGTCCAGCAGGACGGCGCACAGGCCGAGGAGGATGACCTGGGCCAGCAGCTCAGTGCCGTCGACGAGGGCGGGACCCTCGTCACCTCCCCACGGCTCCCCCTCCCACTCGTAGGTCTCAGCCGTAGCCGGGTGGATCGAGGGTGGCACGATGGTCTGGGCGCCGTTACCCCGGATCTCGACCGACACGCCGGAGCCTCGGCCCGATGCGTCTGGGATGCGTAGGCGCCGCGTCGCCGGCAGAGTGCCCGGCTTGGCGCGGTACCAGTAGTGCGACTTGCGGGACGTCTCGCGGCCGTGAATCGCCGCCGTGTAGGGCAGCAGGTACGACTTCAGCCGCAGGGCGGCGGGGTGGTCAAGGTCGACGTCGATGAGGTCTCCGGAGGCCTCTCCCAGAAGGACTCCGAGGTTCGTGGAGCCGCCGGCCGTGTACTCCTCGAAGGCGGCGCGGACGGCGTCCTCGCCCTCTCCGGTGTCGGTAGTGGGGTCAGGCCAGCGCAGGCGGGTCCAGCCGGCCATCGTCGGGCTCTTGGAGTGGCGGGGGATGGGTAGCGGCGTCAGCCCCCTGCGGTACGCGTCGAGGGCCGCCTCTACGACGGCCGCGTTGTGCTTCTCAGTAGTGCTCATGGGTCCTGGGTAGGTTACTAGGGGTGGAGTGAGTAGATGCCCTGAAACCGGCGGCCGGTAGTCATCCGGTCACCGGTTCGAGGGGTTGTCGGGGTTGGAGAAGGTGGTCCGATGAGGGGTCACCTTGATCCCTGAAGGGTGTGGAGCGAGATCGAGCTCGCGGTTCCCGTACGCCTCCATGAGGCGCGCTAGGACGATCCTGGGCTGCAGGCCCTGGCGCTCCGCCCGGCGGACGACTCTGGCCCAAGTAGCCTCCCTCATCGTGAAACTGACCGACTTTCGCGGACTGGAAGGGTCTCCCGGCTTCCTGCCGAAGTCGATCGATGTGGGGGCATCCAACGGTGCGAACCGCTGGTCGAGATCTGGGCGGTCGTCCACGTAGGGAACGAGCTTGTCCTTGCTGGGGCGGGGCATGTCAATCTCCTTGGTCGGGTGTATGCCCCGCATACACTACCCGAAGGATGGTGGAACATCAAATGCTCGGTGGCCGGCTTGCCGGCAGCGTTGCCGCGTCCCGCGGCGGGCTGTCCATTCATTACGAAGGCTCATGAGACGTTGACTAGACGTCTGGGCGAATCGTGTGTCTCAGTTTCCCGTGTACGTCGCCGATCAGCTCACCACAAGCCTCACGGTCCCGAAGGGACGGTTCCCGTCGCTCAGGGGCTTCCCAGGTCGCGTCCTCCCTAGAGTCCGGCGGTGGTGACGCCATTCCCGAGGGGCTCCGTTCGCGGGGCTCTTCCCGAGGGTGCTTTCAGCGAGGTAGCTCGTGCGAGCCGCTTCCTCCTCGCGTACCGGGACGCTGTCAACCCCCACGGCCCTCGCTTCTATTCCCGAAGCTGTTCGTCACCCTCGCACCTATGTGGAGGTTTACCGAAGCGCTCCGAGCTCTTCAACCCGAGAGCCACACCCCTTAGGACTGTTCAGAGACTCTTCGACACGTTCCCCCTCCCCCGACTACGAGCCAGGGTGGCGAGGGCCCCCGCCGGTCCATTCCGTCACCCAGATGATGGTGATTGGTTGGTTCAGTTGTCCGGGCCCTGCTCGGCCTTGTAGTGGGTTCCAGCTTGTCCTAGCGACCCTCAGCCTGATGTTGTTGCTGAAGCGGCGCCGTCCGCTCAGGCCCCCACGTGCTTGCAGAGCCTCCCAGCTGACTGGGTATCTCATCGCCTTGGGTTAGTTCCTCAGTACGGGCCGGAGGCCCCCCCCCCGCGGTGGGGCGGGGGGGCGGGGGGGGGGGGGGGCCCCCTCGCGGGGGG